TTACATTTCGCTTAATGAATTTAATTGATTTTCATTGTTATCAAAGTTACTATCATCTAACCACGACTCTAATTTCAATTTATTGGCTGGCCATTCTTTATCGATAATTGAAAACCAATTGGTATCACGGTTACGTCCTTTATATACGTTAGATTGTCGGAACGTACCTTCATATGTAAAGCCTAATCGTTTTGCTGATCTATTCGATGCCTCATTTAAGCTATCACATTTCCATTCATAGCGTCGGTACTGCATGTTTTCAAATACGTACTTCATCACTAAATATTGCGCTTCTGTAGCCTCTCTGCTGCGTTTTAATAATGGAGAATACACAATCCATCCCATTTCAATGACTCTATTTAGATTGTCTATACGCATTAGAGAGAATATCCCTACTGCTTTTTGTGTTTGATTATCAATAATCGTTAAATAGTAAGGATCAACAGAAGCTATTAACTGTATTAAATAATCTTTAAATTCTAATTTACTCTCAAATCTTTGAATCGGCATATATGTAAGATTTTCTGGTTCTGATGATGCACCGTATATTTCATATAGATCATCACAGTGCTTAATATTAATTTTTTCTATAGTGACAGTCTTTCCTATGATTGATTGTATGTTAGGAAGTATTCCAGGGGAGTAATCTTCAATCAAATCTCCTACTGGTTGATTGTATTCGTTGTATCTCATATTTATCCTACTTTCATATGTGTGTCTGTTGCTATTATATTAAACAATTCCGGATACTCCAAGTATCCGGAATTGTTCAGGTATCTAAAATAAAAAAAGTCCCTCTAACTAAAAGTTAAAGGGACATTAGTACCACCGGTCGGGGTTTACTTGTCACTTTTTATGAGGTTTCAAGTGATTTCGTGACATATTTATGCCCAATTTTTTTCAAAAATACGATGATTAATAATACAAAACACGCATACTTTGTGTACAAGTACATGTGTTCGATGATTATTTTTTATTGTATTTTCAAAACCTTGATATATCAACGTTTAGGGTTGATGTATCAGTTAAATGAAATTATCAACATTATCAGTTTTATCGGTTATTGTCGTTAATTATCGACTAAACTGTCGGAAGATTGTCGGAACGGACTATTAAAATCAAATAAACATGCCATACTATGTGGATAAACTGTCGGAAGTCTAGGGAGACTTGGGAGTGCATAATAATATAGTTCCGACATTCGTCTTAATCAACGAATTATTAATATTTCGGCTTTTTAGCCATAAAAAATAACCCTACAGCCAACCACTTAGCTGCAGGGTATTATATCTTGTGTGTTGTTTCATAATACATACACGAATTATTTAATAAGGTGGAAGTTTTTCACTTCCTTCCTATTATAATGGTGTACCTAATTATATCATATAACCAGTGGTCGTATGAAGTGGCTTACCCCTTTATAATAATCCGTTCTCAATTTACATGGCAAGTTAGCTTGTCCGTTCCAGTTTTGTTCAATTACTACCATGCTAGTGAGTGTAGGGTTAGCGTATACTAAGGCAACATGTCCATACTGATTGTCTGCAAAGTCTTTAGTGTAGACTACGATATCACCAACTTGTGGCAAGAATTCAGGTGTGTTCTCGTATATTTTCCATCCTTCAGGGAATTGATTTATCTTTGGATCAATATTATCACGTGCATTACCTTTTAATCTGTACGTTCCTTTAGTCAAATACCATACATAATCTACTGCAACATCCTGGCATTGGTATTTCCACATATTGTCAAAATCGATATACTTACCTACATACCAGTTTAACCTGTCTAACATTTCTTTTTTAGTACGTGCATTCGCTACTTGTACTGTCGTCTGTTTCACAGGTGCTTTCTGTTTTTTTATCGTCTTTGGTTTAGTTTCTATTGGCTTAACTACTTTTAATAACTGTTTAGGAAAAATCTTATCTGAAGTGAGTTTATTCCACTTCTTTAAATCTGCAACTGTCACCTTATGTTGTTTGGCTATTTTTGATAAATAATCACCAGGTTTAACAGTATAAATACCTTTATCTACTTTACTTTCCTTTTTAGCTACTGTTTTTTTTTTTGTTTTCGGTTTAATAAATGTTTCAGTAACTTTTATTGTGTCTTTATGAACCCATCCATTATTTTTATTACTGTAAGTTCTACACCATGTATTTCCTTGTGCATCTTTAATTTCTTGGAATATATAAACTTCTATCCCTTTTTTAACAATGCCTATTTCTTCACCAAAAGAAAAATCATTTAATGTAGATCCTTTTCTCCTTCTTAATGAAGCATCATATTTAATTGTACCTTTGTAATAAGCTTTAGATGACATACTTAATATTGATTTTGCTTTTTTAGGATTAGCAGTTATAACTTTTTCAGGTTTTGGTGCTACCTTTTTAACAGGCGCATCACCTTTCATATACTTTACAATTAAATCATCTATGATTTTCATGTCACTTCTTTTATATCCACATGCAACAAGTAAATTACCAGGGTCTTGTTTATCTGACTGAATATTTTGATGTCCTGGAACATGTGTTTTAGGGTTAATATCCCATGAATTACATAATGCAGCCATAACTCTACATGCGTTATCTAATGACTTCAAACTACGTGTTTTAGAACTAAAATATGAAGTTTCAATTCCAAATGCAATATCATTTGCATCATCACCAAAATGGAAATTATCTTGTGTTGTATTATAAAGTACATGCCATGCTTTTTCTGTTACTGGTATACATATAATACATTCGACATCATCAACAAAAATATGCGCTGAGGCAACTTGATTCCATCCAATATTATATGTGTTTTTGAAATAGTTTACGTTTGCTTGTGCTGATGTATCTTTGTTACCTGTATCGTGAAATACTGCAAATTTAGGTTCACCACTATCTAGCCTTTGCCCTGTACGTCTTGTTCCAATAGGTAAAAAATCGGTGTACACTGGTACACCGTTCCACACACCAATTTTCTTTTTAGTCAACACGTCCACCACCTAAACCTTGATTTGGGTTATCTGTGTTATCGACATTGATTTCAGATTCTTCTTGAACAACTTTAGGTCCCTTGAAGTCTACTTCACCTTGATCTAACTGTTTTTTAAACTCTTGAGCTTTCTGAGCATTTTCAGTGTGATTATTGTTGTACCAGTAAGCTAAACCACTTGAAACTACCAACCACAATAACATCACAAATTCTTCGACATCTTCTTCAATGTAAGGTATAGGAGATTTATCAAACATAACTAATGCAGCATTGATTAATGCAAGTGTTAAATTAACAAATCTTGCTAATGTATATCCATCTATTTTTTTCATATAAAATTCCTCCATAAAAAATAGACACCTCAATGAGATGTCCTTAATTTTCTAGTTTATTTTCAATTTTTTCTAATGTCAGTAAAATGTGTTTGTTTTCAGCTGATAATGTGTGTAGCAACTTCAAATCTTCTCTGATATTTTTGATATCTTCTGATATTTCAGCTTTGTAAGAATGAAAATCGGATTTTAAATCTGTAATATCTTCTTTATTACTTTTCACTTCTGCTTCAATTAAAACCATTCTGCCTTCATGTTTTTGTTTATCACTACTTGTTTTTTGATATACACCTAAAACAGTTAATACTAAAGGTACAACTACAGTTATAAGCCATAACATTAAATCACCTTGATCTAATTGCATTGTCCACTCTCCTATATTAAATTTATCTATAATAAAAATCCCTAACTAATTAAAGTTAGAGATTGGATATTTTTTAACTGCTCCATGTCGCTGTACTTGTGGCACCTGGATTTAACCAGATTTTATATGTCGTAGTTGAGTCTTTACCACCATTTGCTCTATGGAACACAAATGATGAGGTTGCTCCACCATATGTCACACCATTGAAGTCATAACCAAATTTACCGTCACTACCTGTTGTAAATGTAAGATCTACAACACGAGGATTTGGCCAGATGTAGTTAGTGTCTGTTGTCGAAATCATAGTTACTAAATCTGAAGCATTTGCAATTGTATCTGTAGCCTTAACTCGAATAGTATACTGTTTATTCGGTTCTAAAGTGAATATTCCGTATTTGCTTGTGCCTGCTTTAGCAGCAAAAGTAATAGTATCACCGCTTCCTGACATGTCTAAAGCTTGAGCCTCATTGTTTGATATAGTCAACACTGGGTTGACAACTAACTTACTGCCACTTCCACCTAATTGAGGAATTGTCTTGTTGGTATAATCAAATGATGTTGTCGGCCATAAGTTTCCACCCGTACCTGTTTGGACTGCTTGAACAGTTACTGTCGTTGCATTAGAAGTATTGTTTGCTGCATCTTTAGCAGTTACGTTGATAGTCATGCCAGCAGCCAATGTTACTGCTGATGGTTTAGTTATTGTCCAACTACCGATACTGTTTGTCTTTGCAGTAGTTGCATTACCACCATTGAATAATACTGTGATCGTACTGTTAGCTTCTGCAGTACCTGTGATAGTCGTAGCATCTGTGTAAACAGTATTTACTGTAGGTGCATTAGGTGGTGTAGTGTCTGTTGGTGTTGTTGGCGTAGTGCCATTACCTAGAATGTATTCCATCGCTCTTGTGTAATCATAGATATCCATCGCCTCATTCGATATGACTGCTGTCTTATACTTCTTAGTTCCTGATGCGAAATCGAATTTATTTGATGTTAATCTTAAGTTTTCAAAATTCGACTGTTTATCTCCACTTCCTAAATCGAGTGTAATGTTAGATGATTTTCTGTTGATCATCACGACATCTTTCATATTCGCATTCCAGATTATCAACTTGTTCACTACACTATCAGATGGATAGTTCATCACGACATTTAAGAAATTGAAACGTCTGATTGTTCTAAGTGTGAATAGTACGTTATCCATAACTAAACCAGTAAATGAAATATTATGAAGTCCGTATTGCCCAGTTGGTATCTCGTTGTATGTTGTATTACCGTCTGTATTTACCCACGGTTCTATATTTGCCCAACGTCCACCAACTACTTCACTCCATACATTCGCAGGTTGACCTGTGATAACACCCGTTGACTCCGATACATATCCAGCACCATAGAACACAACGCGTGATAATTTACCATCTGCTAATTTACCATCAATATCACAGTCGATAAATTTACAGTTCTGTAATGATGCCTGGATTAATAAGTGATCTCCTGTTCGTCCTTTTGGCGGTCTAACAGTCGCTCTTTGAAGTACAACAGTACGTGTCAATAATGTTGAAGTACATGCGATTTGTGTACCTGAATTATATCTGATACGAGCATTTTCAATAACAAAGTTACCGTTCCAATCCTCAACAGTGTAAGATGGTGGTGTGTTGTTATCGGTTGAAATCGGACTGTGATGTGGTTCAAAATCAAAACCACCCGCAGGACTAGAACTGATATACATTCCATCCGCGTTTTTATTCATACCGTTATATTCCGAAACAAAGTTAGTGATATGTCCGTTACATGCACCTAATCCAGAAATACCTAAACGTCCGTTACCATTTGTCGTTACGTTGGTAATACTCACGTTTGATGATTGAGTAACTTCCATCTTAGAGTAATCAGCATAGAATCCCATCGCAATACCGTCAACAACCTGGTTAATTGCTGAAATGTTTTTGAAAGCGATATTTGTTGAACCACTTAAAATAATACCGTGACCTCTACCTTCTGCTAAAGGAAGATTATCCGCTGACCACTTAGCATTTTCACCCTCTTTCGAAGTGAATCCATTTTGGAATTTAACCTTGTAGTTCTCACCATCAATATAAAGATTATCTCCTATAACTGATTGAACCTTTTCAAAATTAAATAATGTGATTGGCTCTTCTTTCGCATAATGCCATCCACCACTTGTAAATGCTTTCGTTTTAGTAAACCCATTCATAGGCATATTGATGAATAATGCACCATTCGTAATTAAGTGAACCATTCTACCTTCCCAAACCATATGAGTAGGTGAACCTGATGCATATGTTCCATCGATACTCGCAATCGTCACGTATCTATCAACACGATATTTAGCACGTTGGCCATTATACTGTCCGTCGAATTCAAGTTTAACTTCTGGATTTGTTTTGTTGAACGCGATCATATCTTTAAATGCCTGATAGTTATCTGTTACACCATCACCGACAAAACCGAATTTAGTATTTACATTAACTTTATTTTTGTCATCGACAACAGTTGTTCCACCAGTTCCACCAGTTCCACCTGTTGAACCGATAGGCGCGTACAATGTATCAGCTGTAGATTTAGTTAATTTTCCATCTAATGCTGACTGTAATCCTGTAACATCATTGATTACATGCGTATGATTTGTTGGTGCTTTTCCATCTAACGCTGATTGAAGATTTGTAACATCTGTAATAGCGTGTGTGTGCGTCTTAGATGCATAAGTAGTACTAGCATCTGCTGACTTCAAGTAAGCTGTCATATCAACTGTACCACCAGTTTGTGCTGTAGCAATCTTATCGTCTATTTCAGACTTAGTGTAAGTGCCTATATCTGTCGCACTGTGCGTATGAGTAACTTTAGAATATAATCTATCACCATCATTTTGTGTTAAGTATTCATCATGAGTATGTGTGATTGGTGCGTATTTAGTATCTAAAGTGGAAGTCTTATCATAACCAGTTAAATCAGTTGTTCCATTTACTACTTCGTCTTTTAAAGCGTATTTTAAATCTGATTCAGATTTAGTGTAATAGTTTTTAAGATCAACATTATTTACTTGCATGTCTTCAATTACTGTCCTAGCAATATTTTCGATTGATGCTATTTCTTGAGGTGTAGTGAGGACTTCTTTATCAATTAAAGATAATTTTATTCTGAATGAGAATTGTACTGTAGCATTTCTCTTTGTACCACTATCAATATACAATTCACCTTCAGCTTGACCAGCATGTAAAAGTACATCTTGAGGTATTACAACTTCAACTATACCTTTTGCAGGATCTACTATGTTTGAAGATAAAGTGAAAAGTGATCTATCAGCAGTTCTAATTGCTACTGTAGTACTAATACCTTGCATAGCTGAAAAATCAAATTCTTCACCGTTTTCTCGCACTTGAAAACGTATAATTGCTGTTTCTTTATCTTGCGAATAGAATGTACGTTTAGTAGCAGTATCAACTATATTATTATCTTTAATAATATCAACGGTTAAGTCTTGAATCTTATCAATACTCATATAATTTCCTCCAATAAAAAAGGACTAGCTTATGCTAATCCTCTTAGTTTATTTAATTCATTTTGCAATAATAGTGACTTTTCTTCTAATGCAACAATGTACTCCTGTTGTATTTCAATAATTTGTCTTGGATCATCCACAAAAATAAAAAGTGTTTCATCATATTTTTTAGTTAAATGACCTGTAACAATATCATTTTCTTCAATTTGCACTTCATCATCAAAAATAGCAAGTTTTAAAAAACAACCACCAATAATATATGGATCTCCATTATATGGTGTGAATTTGTAGTCAAAACTACCATCACCATTATTTTTTCTTGTAAAATGATTCAGTTCATTAATTACTATCATTGCTTTATCTTCATCATTATATAGAACTGCTTTATACGACATATGTCACCTCCACTTTTAAGGTTGGTTTCATTGCCATATACTCATAAGCACTTGTACTATCAGTATTTACAGCGAATCCTTTCCATTTTGATTCATTTATCATCGTTCCAAAAATAGATGTAACATCAACCCACTTACTTTCACCCATTTCTAACATGATTGCTTTAGAATCAGTAGCGTTACTTGTTGCTGGTGCTGTGCTTGGTTTAGTACTGTAAGCATGCATACGTAAAGTTGCTTTTCTACTACCTGTGTAACCCTGCATATTGGTTGAAGAACGACCAATATATACCCTAACTTTTTTGATAGTTTTTCCAATGAATCGGTCAAATTGATTACCAAAGAACCAAAACCCCATTCGTTCGCCATAAGGATTCCACGTACCCTGAATAGGATAGCCTTTCATAAACGTACCATTCCATCCCAAATTATTATAATTTTTATAATAATGTCCTGCTGAATTACTGGTAAGTGTTACTGTCTTAATTGTAGGTGGTGGTGCAACTGGTGTTGTGGATGTAGTTGTCATATTCGTTATCGAACCACCAATAAAAGACCCAGCAAATGCGCTCGTTGCAGTAGTTGATTTAATTTTTACATTATTTGCTTCTACTTGCGATGCATATGCAGCAACAATTCCAAAATCATTTGCATATAAATTAACATCTTTAAGAAATGCATTTGAACCACTTGCACAAGTCATACTTCTTGAAACATTTGAGCTTTCACCTGTACGCCATTCAAAGTAAGCATTACGTGATATTTCTACTGCTTTTTCACCACCACCACCTCCATTAATATTTACATTAATTGCGTTAACACTTGCACCGTTGGCAACAATTCCAGTAGTTCCTCTTTCAGTTTCTATAAAAATATTTTGAATGTAATTATCAATAGTGTTACCAGCAAAATTAAAAGCTATTGAGTTTCTAATTTGTCCAACACTAGGCGAACCTGTTGAAGTACATCCAGCAAAAATGATTTTACCTTTTCCCATATAGCCTTTTACCTCAATTAATTCTGCACTGTCTAACGTTCTTAGATATATTGTACATTCTCCGTTATATACAATCGGTATTTCCTGCAATGCTCGTTCAACTGTTGCAAAGGCAGTATCTAAAGTTAAACCATCATTTTCATTGTCTCCTGTATTAGAAACATAGAAAGTCATATTTTCAGATGATTGAGTAACAATATCATTGTTTACTACCTTTTCTACTCTTAAAGTACCAATAGATAACTCAGATGCTGCTGCTTGTTCAGTATCAAGACCAAAGAATACTTCATTAGCAGCATTTTTAATTTCAATTCTACCTGTTTTATCTTCTCCACCAATTTTTAAATCGGATACACGTACTAAACCATCTTGCATGTATACATCTCCAACAAGTTGAATTTTATCCGATTTAACTAAATATCCTTCTGGCGAAATAGAAACGCTAGTTATTATGCCATCTTCCCCACTCGTCATGTTAATACCGTCAGCTAATAACTGTATTGCTGATACCGCTTCAGTTAATGTTTTCATAGTGGTATTAAGCTTACTATCAGAAACCTCTAAATTAATTTGATTACTCATTTGTTCCATTTCAGTACGTTGATTTTGTAAGTCCGTTACTATGCCTTGCTGGTCAGTACTATATGTTGTTGTTGTTACATATTGACCAGCTAAATTTTCTTGTACTTTATTACTAATATCTGTTACTTGTTGATCAGTAATACCCACTGCACCTGTTAATGTATTTGTTGCTTCATCATATGTTAATCCAGTAGACGAAGCAATTTCACTAAATATCTGTTTTACTTTCTCGTCTGTGTATTGTGATTGAAGTAAAGCTAATCTATCCTGAATTGATTTTTGCGCTAATTGTAATTGTTTAGCTAATTCATTAACTGATGTATAGTAACTTATCACCGCTGTTTGAATCGGTAGTATATTTAAATTAGTTGCAGCATCTTCACTGATTAAAGCAAACTCACTTGTTGCTGAATTGTATTTTGTTTGTGCATCTAAATAAGCTTGCGTAAGTGCATCTTTTACAGATTGATCAGTTAAATATTGATCATTTAACACTTTATTATATTCCTCATTTAAGAGATTATTCTGTTCGAGCGTGACATTATATCTAAGTTGTAATTCTCTATATAATATTTGCGCTCTTGATAATGTCCCGATATCACCAGGATTTTCAGTTGTACTGTTGACCCATTCACCATTTTGATATTCTCTTAATACTGCATTATTAGGATTTGATGTATCATACCAAAGTTGACCTGTTACAGGTGTCTCTGGTGGCGTTTCCCCAGTAGTGATTGTTTCTTCTATTTTAGTATCTACAGTAATAACGACTTTCTCCATAATCTGATCTATGTTTAAAATATCGTCTTTCATCATTTGTTGTAACATCGCTAATCTTTCAGTGAAGTATCTTCTTAAATCGCTTTCTACAAATTCTTTTGGTGTACCAAATGTATACTTGCGTTCATCTGAAATTAAATCATGCTCGATTCCTGTTACTTCCGCTTCTGCATATAATGGCGGTGTGAAATCTCTGTCTTTGATACGTACAATATCACCGAATCTTGTTACTTCATGAGGAAACTGTTTTCTTATATCTAGCGCATCAACTTCATATGACACATTCACTTTACTTACTTTATTTAAGTGCGTTTTTGCTAATGATGTAAGTCTTGCACTTGTCATTGTTGCATCTTCTGATTCAGGCTCATATATACCCCAGATATAACGTTTATCAATGCCAAAATTTGATTGTGCATCATCATCTGTAACTTCAATTCTAAGTCTAGTACCGTCTTCTTTTTCAGGTCCTAAAGCAATTACCGCTGTCACTATTTCAGTGGCATCAGATGTTCTTTTAAGACTAATTAAATCTTTACCTTTTTTAATCTCTTTGCCTTTAAATAATGCTTTTTTCTTATACAAATGAACCAATCTTTTATTTATGCCTTTATCGTTCATTTCATATGTGAAATCAATTTCTACATCAAAAGCAGTACATATTTGTTTTAATAGTTCGTAAGGTGTTCTTTCGGCATCCCATGATATTGTTTTTACACCAGACCAATCTACATTGCCTAGTTCCCAACCTGTTCCTCTAAGCACACTATAAACCATTTCTTTTAATGTCATTTTTTCAAGTGTACCTTTTTCAATACTTCTAGCTTTTGCAATATCAATGAAATATGATGCAGTGGCTTCAATTACTGAATATCCGTTGTTCTCTTTTTCGCATCGTTCAATGACAAATTCTCTATATGCCTCAGTTTCATCTTGTATTAATAATCTTCTATACTCTTGCATTTGTTCTGAAGCTTTAGTTGATATAACTAATGTAAGTATTTCTGATTCAGTACCTTCATCATTTTTTCTTTCATAATTCGCACTTAATATTGCATCATTTCTCTTTCCAAAGAAATCAACAACATTTCCTTCAAAATCAATTACATGTATCAAATATTCATCACCTCCCTATAAGAATCTATTAACCCAAGTAACCGTTGTATCAAAATAACCTTGAGGCAATACAAATAATTCAGTTATCCCTTTATCAACATAAAAGTAATCACTACCAAATGCTTTATGCTGTAATGCTGGTTCATTATCGATGGTTACAAATTCTTGGTCCATATCTATATAAACAACTTCACCTGCTTTAACGATGTAAGGTATTTCATTACCTTCTAAGTGTTCCTGTAGTTTAATCTCGTTAATTCTAGCTTTCTGAACATCAAAATTTGTATGTCTCGATATTTGAAATCCAACTTGTGCAATAGTTTTTGAATAAATACCGCCACGATCACTATAAACTTTGTTCATTCTTGAAGTGATTTGTTTACGACCTCTACTATCTTTGTAATAATGCCAAGTTTTAAAACGCCATACATTATCACGTCTTGATACACTCAAATAAATATATTCATCATCAAAAGCGTAATTTCCAGCATCATCATAGATTTCGTAACGTTCACCAAACTCATTATAAATACCGAACCATGCTTTAATGTTATTCTTACTTCCTGTTGCATCATATAATCCAAAAGTACAAACAACATTATTCATTTCATCGTAAAGATGGACCATAACTTTTCCTACACTAGATGTCCCTTTAGCTTGGTCAAACACTTTCATATCAGCAGTTACTGTAAAATCATTCACTGGATGAAATAAAGAGCGTTTTAATGCAGGTCCATACCATCCTTTGTTATCTCTAGTACCGAAAGTTGCTGCACCAATTGTATATCCATTCGTTTCAACAGTGCCATTTGCAAGTGCAGAACCTTCATTGTTTGAAATAATTTTTCCTTGTGTCTCATAATTCCATCCACTCAATGTGTTTCCAGTAGATTTAACATGAAAAGGATTCAAATCTTTTGTTTCATTATTAGCACTTTCTGGTTCACCCACTTGAAAATAATCTTCATCTGCTCTCGTAATCATAAACATTGTTGAATCTTTAATTGCAGTTGCTTCAATAATTGGATATGTCTTAGCTGTTCCATCATTTTTAACTGCTATTTGGTCTTGATATGCTGGTGAGGTATATTCAGTATCAGAATATTTATATGGATCTAACAGAATAACTTTTACAGTAAATTCAACAAATCCCTCTTTAGTCATATCTATTTCAAACGGACCATCAAACATTGCGTACCAGTACCAATTCTTACTTGATAATTTAAGCTTTACTGGTTTGTCATAATCAAATAATCTTACTAATTCATTTAATATTTCATCATGATTCTTTTTACCGTAAATAGAATCATTCAATGCATATAAAGGTAAATCAAATTCATAATGATTTAATTCTCTATTTTTTAATATTGCACCGTCTCGTCCAGGTACTTTTTCAACTTCAGTAGCAAAATTAAAAGAGGGTATCTTAAACCCTCTTTGAACTATCAGCCACGGAAGTTTTTTATTATTAATAATCACTGTAGTGTTATCTATTTTAAAAACCTCCTAAATTGTAGCTGGTTTAAATTGTTTATGCCTTCCTGTCTTCCTGTTTATTATATTTACTGCCTCTTCTACTTGATAAACAAAATCTTGTTTATTAATAGATGGTTGGTAATCTTTTTCTGCAATTTGTTGATTACTAGCAACTATTTGAGTTAACAATGCAATTTGTTGTTGTTGTGCTTGTAACATTTGCATCATTGCATCATTATTTCCACCCATTGAACCAAGTTGGTTTGGTCTCTTATTACCGAGTGTTTTATTTCCTTGGATTTGATTTGCAGCCATAGCAATCATACTCATTGCTTCACTACGTCTTTTCGGATCTGTTGGAATTACCCATTCAGGATAACCACCCTCAGCAATGTTATACCATCCAGCATTATTGATTAAGCCACCTGTTGCAAATCTTCTTCTACCTGTTGGACCCCAACCAGAACGACCACCAGGATTATCACGTCTCCAGTTAGAGTTATTGAAGAATGCAAGTAACTGGTCGTAACCACTTTTGATGTTAGTATGCCCCTTCAACGCATACGCTCTGAATGTAGAGGGTACAAACTGCAGTAAACCTTGTGCCGGCGTACCTTTGATGTTGTTAATATCGCCGATATTTCCTTGTGTGACGCCCGCATTACCGCCAGACTCACGCTGAATCTGTGCGATAATTGCACTCACATCAGCTGATGTAAGTGTCGTATTTGTAGCGGCAGCAGCTTTTCTGATTTCAGTCGCCCACGCACTTGCTGACTTGCTGACTGATTTACCTTTTAATATACCGTTGTTTTCTTTAATCCAATTAGTTGGATCGAATGCTACACCGTTTTTACGCATCTCATAGTGTAAGTGAGCTCCACTCGAACTACCAGCACCGACACCGTCGACAGCAGGATTACCACCGGAATAACCTAAGAAAGTGCCAGGTTTGACTTCCTTAGTTCCTTTAAACGCTAATTTGTGTAGATGACCATAGATAACTTGTAACGCACCATCGATAACACTCATGTGGTTACCAAATCCACCACCCCAACCCATACTACCTGTTGCTGTACCTTTTGTTGTTGAGTAAACTTTTGTTCCTTGTGGATAGTCAATATCTAACCCCATGTGAGCTCGTGGGAATGGATAACCAGACTTAGCAGCTGCCGCCGCACTAGGCATGAATCCAAAGTTAACACCATGGCTCATATCTAAATATCCACTGTCACCGCCGAATGACATCATGCTTTCAAATCCGCCTTTAAACATGTCAACAATAGCTTTTTTCATTTTGCCAAATATACCTCTAGCAAAATCTCCAATGAATCCACCTTTCATATTTTTGAATCCATCAAAACCAATTAAAGACATTATTTTAGAGAATAGTTTACCAGGATTACTTGCATAATCCATGACATCCCCTAAACCTTTCATAATATCTTTTGTTGTTTTTGCTATCTTGACACCTGTGTCTAATGCTGTATTCTTTAACCATGATCCAGCTGAATTTAAACCACTTTTTATCCCTGTACCTAAGTCGAATTTAGGTAGCATTTGTTGGGTCTGTTTTCCACTGTATACTTTAGATCCTTTTGGTAAGAATGTAGTGGTATCTCTATTTGGTGTTAAAACTCTTTTCCCATTAGGATACTCAATGATTTCATTTCTGAATCCACCTTTACCATTGCCTTTACCTTTATCACCTACAACTGCCATTGTTCCTTGAGCTATTTTACCGTTTTTAACAATGTTTTCTTGCGTGTTTGTAGTACCAGTATGAAGTGTAGGTATCTTAGGTAAACCTAAATTTTTACCAACTTTATTTACACCCTTTAAAAGCGCATTTACTCCACGTTTTACTGCACCTGTCATACTAGAAATATGACCTTTAATCTTGTCAATTATAGTCTTGAGGCCATTTTTCATGTTGTTAAAAGTTTTCTTGACTGATTTCCACAATCCAGATGCCATATTAACAGTATTGTTTTTTATGGATTTCCAAATAGAACTAATACTATTACGGACTTTTGACATTATAGATTTCGTTCCAGTCCATAATTTTGTGAAAGTATTTTTTATGCTACTCCACATTTTCGAAACATTTCCAGTAGTATTTTTCTTTATACTCAACCATATTGTTGAAAACATTTTGCGTAAGTTATACATAGTATTTTTAAGGTTATTTCTTAATTTCACAAAAATATTACGTACAAAATTATAAATAGATGTTGTAACCTTTTTGAATGTATTTCTTATAAAATTCCAACCTGTACTAAAGATGTTTTTCCAACCTTTAATCGCTAGTTTAAAGAAACCAAGTAGTTTATTAAAAATTACTTTAACAAATTTCCATATAGTATTTAGAACTGTTGTGAATGTTTTCTTTATGATTCCAAGACCAGACTTAAATACATTCTTAAATAATCCTATGAATAACTTAGCTACTTTCATTATCTTCCCGATGAAATATAATTGAACTAAATTCCATACAATCGTTAATGCACCTTTAAAAATTTGCTTTATACCTTCCCACATTTTTTTCCAATTGCCAGTGAAAAGACCCGCAAAAACCTTAATAACACCCATAATAATATCAAGCGCACCTTTAATAATGCTCTTTATATTTTCCCAGGTAGAAACAATTAAAAATTTTACTGCTGGCCAAACAAATTTCATAACAGACCAAATTGCGTTCATGACAATTTTAATAACATTGCCGATATTTCGAATCGCTTGCATTATCACTGTGCCATTTTGTTTCCAAAATTCACGCAACTGATCTCCGATACCCTTAGCAAACTTCATTATTGCGCCGACCGCTTGCATAGCTAAATTTTTAACCCCTGATAATGCTTTATTGACTACATTTCTAAATGTTTCAGACTTTTTGTAAGCTACAGTAAATGCTATGCCTAATCCGACAATCGCAGCTACAGTTAATCCTACAGGCCCAGTCATTAAAATGAATAATGATTTTAATGCACTTAGTTTTCCTACAAAAAATTTCAACGGTCCACCCGCTTCTGCAAAAGCTGTACCTAATGGCGCTACAAATTTCATGATAGACCCTAATGATCCTGCTAATATTCCTGCACCAGTTATGACTGGACCTAATGCTGCTAAAAATCCACCAAAACCTAATGTAGCTATTTTTGCGCCTTCGCTTAATCCAGAAAACCACGTGGATGCACCTTTGACTGCACCTGACATGCTTTTTAATATATCAACCGCTTTTGGTAATATTGGTTTTCCTAATTCTGCTAAAAAATCTTGAAATGCAGTTTTAACATTACTTGTTTGAGTTGCTAAAGTATCTGATTCTCTTGAAGCTTGTCCTAAAGCACCAGATAACTTATTCCCATCTTCAACCATTTGTAATAGAGTTAATTGTTTCTGTTGTTCGCTTAATTCAGCGAATGATTTACCATATAACTTATTAGCAGCTGCATTACGTGTTGTTTCTGTTGATGAAATACCAAGTGCCGCATCGTTCTCATAATTCCCTTTTAAATAAGACTGTAAAGCTTCTGTTGTTTCCTCGATTGATTTATCATAGAATGCTGCACTATCTGCTGCTGCCATTGTTGCTCTAGATGTTAAATCCATTGCTTCTTTTGTGTCAGCACCAGTAGTTTTAGCAAAAGCCGCCATTTGAGTAAACGATCCTCTTAATGCATTGGGTAATAATCCTGTTTTATCAGCGATTTCATCGAGTGATGATTGTGCCTGTCCTTCTAATTTTCCGAATACCTGGCTGAACTGTGAGCCTGCCGCTTCATATTCACCTGCTGCTTTTAATGCCCCAATACCTACACCAGCTAATGGAACTGTTAAACCCATTGTTAAGTTCTGGCCGACCCCACGCATTTTATCTCCAACAGATGTTAGTTTATCACCCATTGCATCTAATTGATTTCCCATGATAGTCCATTTGCTTGATGCAATCTGTTGTTCTCGTGTAAATTCTTTAAACTCTTGTGATGTATTTTCAAGTTGTCTTTCTAACATGTTTAAATGATCAACTTGCCGATTGTACTCTTGTCTTATTTTAGATGCTTCAGCAGTGTGTGATTTACCTGCTTGTGTTAATTCATCCATTTTTGCTTTTAGTCCACTAACGTTTTTTTGTTGCCCTTTAATCGTTGTTCCTAAATCCTCAATAGCATTTTCATAACTATCTACACTTTTTTCAGTATATTTAAAATTGTTCATATTTGTTTTTAATGAACTGTTTAAATCCCTAAATGAACGTTTGATAGTTCCTAGCGACCTCGTTATGCCTGTGTCGTCTAAATCTAAATCAATACTTAAACCTCTAATACGTTCTGCCATTTACTCACCTACCTTCAATTTGACAAATAAAAAAGTCATTAACCCCCGAATGCGGAGATTAATGACTTTGTCTTTTTAGGTTTATTCTTTTCTTCTACAACTTCCATAAAGAAAGAAAATGGCATATCCAGTATTTCGTTTATGTCTTTTCCTGATTCATGCATCATATTGTAAATAAGTTTTTTCATATTTGCTTTATGTTCTGCATAAGTAATACCTTCTATACCATCTTCGCCAGTTCCTTTTTTCTTTCTTCATTCATCTTCCCTTGTGCAACCCACTCAATTTGACTCATCAATTCTTGTCCTGCATCAGGTGAATGTAATCCATCTAATAATTGATCACGTGTGAATTGTTTGTTATAAATTTCTACAACCATATCTAACATAATGTCCATTTGTTGCTTTTCAGTTAATTCTTTGTTGTTTTCTATCTCATCTTGAACATCAACCGCTTCATACATTTTTCTAAATGGAATAAATGAAGGTGTTAAATATGTGTCGAATACTGGCTTATCGTCTTTTACGTCTTTTACTAATTTAATAAAGTTTCTTTTCATGTTTATATACCTACCTTTTTATTTTTTATAAATTAAATGTTTCTTTTAATGTTTTTTTGAAATCAATTTCTTCTTGTTGATTATTTAAAACTGCATATGCTTTTACTAAACTGTCTAAATTATCTCGTTCTAAGGTAGCGCCTTTATGCTTTACTAGTATTTCAGTATAGACATATATACCTTCTAATACTTTCGCTTTCGCTTTATCTACATTCATATCATCGTGTCTCCTTAATTTTGCAAAATTATCAATCAAAAGATTGAAGGTACTCAAATTAATGAGTACCTAGTTTTGTTACGCTCCTGGTAAAGCTTCTGTTTGTGTTGGATAACCCACTCCAAATACTGCCATAAAGATAGCATCTCTTGCAGCAGTTGAACCTTTTTCATCACGACCAAAGATAACTGATTTTTCTTCAGTAAATCCTTGTACTTTTCTATCCATGAACTCAGCAGTCATTGAATCACTAGAAAACTCGACTGAATCTTCTTTTGTTTGGTTAGATTGTTCTGGCTTAGTGAATTTACCTTTAGGTAAACCAACCCACTCTTTAGAACCATCTTCATGTGTTTTAGCAAATACTACACCAACATAAGGTGGATTATCAGTATTACCATATGCATATAATCCATTTTCTAATTTTTCCAATCCAAAAAGTACAACACGATCTTCAACAGGTAACTTATGAAATTGAGATTCAACTTCAACAGTACCATTTGATGTTGCAATCTCTGCTACACGGTTATCCCCGTACGCTTTTTCAATAGATTGTTCTTGTGATACTGAAATTTCCTGTAAGAATTTAATTCTTTCAGGTGCAGTACCTACAATTGTTTCTTCATTTTCAGTATTTAATACACCATAGTAAAATTCATCTACCCCAGTGGTAGCATGATAATTTTTAGCCATTTATAATCCTCCTATTAATTAACTTTATTTTGTCGATAGAAAACACCCTCGTACCTTTTAGCACGACGGTATATTTTGAGATCATTATCGTATTCTGGTTTAGCGTTAGAAGTATTTTCTAATCCTAATCTTTCTTTTAAAACTCTCGATACGTAATAACTTAATTCTTTACATGTGTTTCTTGCGTTATAGTTACTCGACAAAGGACAGAATATGTCGACCTGCACCAAGTAACTCAAAGCTAAGTTGTCATTGTCAGCGTATTCGTATGGTAACGTGTCATCTACTTCAGATATAACAATATAAGGTTGTGATTGAGATGCTGGCTCTGGATAGTCATCTATTTTAATGTGCTTGCCTGTATAGGAAGTGATTTCTCTGTCATCAATTAAGATTTCATATATTTCCATTGGAATATCTCTCATCGCATATACCTCTCAACTTCTGACTTCAAAGTTTTAAAATAGATTTCTCTGGACTGCCTTATTGCTCTATCAATCGCACCTTTTCCTTTTGGATTAGGATTTTTGATTGTCCCAAATTCATTAAGATGAATAATTCTGTACCTGTCATTTGGCCCTCGCCAATGTATCTTTATTGTACGTTTACCATTAAGCCACATTGGATCACTGATTGTAATTTCTCTTTGAGATTTACCAGTGTCTTTAAATTCATCAAAGTTATCGTAAATAGCTTTTTTAATGTGCTTTGCACCTTCTAATAAAGCTTTGTCAATCCATCTTTTTGAATGCACTGGTCCAAATCTCACGTTCAATTGTTTTTCAAGTTCTCTTAAACCTTCGACTTTAATTGGCATATGAAACACCTACAACTTTCAACATCTCTTTGTCATCACTTTTTGTAGAAAAGTGTTCAACATCAAACTCTATACCAGAATACAGTCCTTCAAGTATTTTGAATTTATCTGAGTGTTCAATATTGTAATCTTCATGTGGATGTCTAAAGTTAAGGCTGACAATGTGTTTAGAATTTGTTGTGTCAATTTTTTCAATATCTTTTAAACTCGAATCATATAAATCACATAAGGTAGTGAATACCGCTTTAGTAGATACCGTTGGATATGGTCCATCATCCGATATAGATTTATAAAAAGTAACAGGCACACGCAAATCACCATTCGTTACTTTTGGTGGCGTGTACCCTTTATACATCACTCTCATAATCTACCTCCTCCATATTGTCTAATGCAAAAGAGGTGATAGGACCTAAGAAGTTTTCATGAAAATATTCAAGTGCGTCATTATAAGCGTATCTTGTACGTTCATAAACTAATGTTGCACCTTGATAATTATTATCCATATCAAACTCCTGACATCTACTTTTAATGTCTTCATATGATTCATTTAATAATTGTTTAATGTGTTCATCTTCAAAAGTATGAAATATCTTTAATCTTTGTTTTGCAATTGTTACATGATCATCCGTAATCATTTAATCACCTACTTCTTATCTTCAACGCGAACTAAAGCAGTACCATATTCTTTTAACGTTTCATTAATTTCATTTGCACGTTTTACAGTACGCTCAACTTCTTTGCCTTTTTTAAGTACTACATTTTCTTCGTAATCTTCAAAGTCAAAACCAACTTCAAATAATGCCATCCTATTCACCACCTTTTAAATGAATTAAAAAAGGAGCGTTATATTACGCTCCTGGAAGTGCAGGCGTGCTTACATTCAAGTCATAAACAAATGCCACAGTGTTATCTTCAGGTAATCCGTGTGCGAATTGTTTTGCAATAAATACATCACAATCTTCTAAGGCTAATGTTTGATCATAAGATTTGATTTCAACTGCACCAGTTTGAACAGCATAGTAACGTTTACCAGCAAAAATAACTGTCTTACCAGCTGGCACAAATTCAGATGGTACTACAGAAACGTTATAAGGCAATGATGTTACCCATTGACCGTTTACGTTTTGAACTGTATTTGATGCAGCTACTAAATACTGGTCTTTAGGATTTACTGCTAGAGTTACTTCACCTAAAGCAGTGATAGATTTACCTTGCTCAGTTACTTGTAACTTAGTTAAAGCACCAGCTAATTCCAATGCAGTCGTTCTTGCATCTGCAAATGTTAAAGTTCCTACAGAAACCTTATCAGTTACACCTGTGATTTGATTAGTTTCAGGATCACGTGTTAAATCTTTAGTTAATCCGTACGGTTCATTAGCAGCAGAACCTTTACCAAGTACTACACCTTCTTCGATTTTAACTGCTACTGCTTCAGCTAACTGTTCACGTACATAACGTTCAACCCATTCTGGACCAAACTGTAACAAATCTTTAGGTACGATAGCGAATGCAGTTAATTTATTTTGAGAGAATGAGTATTCAGTGAAGTTTGCAAGAATTTGTCCTTGAATTTTACCAAATATTTCTCCCCAAACTGCCGCACCTTCTGGTTTACCAACAATGATACGAGTACGTAATCCGGCTACTTGGAAGTTGATTTTTGATAATAACGGACGTAATGCTTTAATATCTTCAAAAATACGTAATACAGTAGTTTCAGGTAATAACTTTTCTTCTTTGAATGAATCATAATTTGCATCGTCTTCTACTAAATTAGTAAAGAATTGACGCTCTTTTGCAGTTAATACATTCAATCCACGATTTAAAGCAATTTCACCATCCAACTTTGCGTTTGCTACTTCTTGACGTGCTTCAGCTAAAATACTTGCTGATAAATCTTCTGTATATGCTTTCATATACTCGTTATACTTTGCTTCTACTACTTCTGCCTCTGCTCCATTACGAGCCGCTTCAAAGTATGATTCTTTTAAATTTTGAATATTATTCTTTGTTTCATCTTTAAATGTAATTGTCATTTAAATTCCTCCTATAAGTACAATCTCTTTTTGATTGTTTTATTTTCAATTAGTTTCGTTTCTTCTAAAGTTTCCTTGATAATTTTTTGTATTGTTGCTTTAAATTCTTCACTATCAATCTCAACCTTAATTACATTATCTTTTTCTTCAGTGGTTTCTTCAGGTGTTTCAACCATTTTAATCACATGATCTGGTGTCTTATTAAATTTAGTTAATTGCTCTTTACTTGCACATGCTACCAACTTTTTAGAGGTGATAACTTCATCAATAAGTCCATAAGAAAAAGCCTCTTCAGCAGTCAACCAAGTTTCTGCATCAAGTAAGGCTTTCAATGTGTCAGCATTTAATTTTTCGGTTTTTTCTAAATAAGTATTCATTAATGTGCTTGTTACTTTATCAAGTAAATCAGCAACTTCTCTTAAATCATTTGCATTACCTACAACACCACTCATAGCATTATGAATCATAATCATAGCGTTATTAGGCATTCTTACTACGTCACCAGCCATTGCAATTACTGATGCAATACTTGCTGCTAAACCATCAATATTTACGATTACTTTCGCTTTGTGTCGCTTTAACATGTTATGAATTGCAATACCCTCATAGACATCTCCACCAGGTGAGTTGATGTTCACTGTGATTTCTTCGACATCTCCAAGTTTCTCTAAAGTATCTTTAAAGTGATATGCGCTTTCTTCATCTGACCAACGCCACATCTCAGGTACGATTTCACCATAAATATCTATTTGACCGACATTATCAGTCTTTGAAACGTTTAAAATTCTGCTCGTCATTCGTTATCACCTCCTTTCGAGGATGATTGATCATCTTGTTCATAGTTTTTAGTACGCAAGAACACATCTAAACCATCAATATGTTCAAATCCAAACAAATCACGCACTTCATTAATCTGAGCAAAGTTAGAAGATATCAATTTATCAATCTTTTCAGCATTTTGTACTGGATCACGTTTATTGATACCAACTACTTTAATTTTTTTGCCATTAAGAAAGTCTTGTTCTGTAAATAGCTTGTTATTAAGTTCGTTTTCAATCTTTTTAACTAATGGATTAATACAGAACTTAAGATATGCATCCATTGCATTTTCTAAATCTGCCATATCACCATGTATTAACGCTGGTGGTATACCAATCATTTTAGCTACATCATCAACAAAAGCTTTTTTGATATTGTTTATTTTTGTACTATCAGATGAATCAGATGACGTTCCACCCTTGTTAATCTCTTCATACTCAAATCCAGGTACTTCTGGCACGATAGCTACACCGCTTTTGGTAAATGACTGATAGATTTTATCAGCATACTTTTGTAACCTGTTCATGCTATCTCTATCTAATTTACCGCCGCCTTGTTTAACTCTTAAAACACCCCTGATTTGATTTGAACGCAATTCAGAATCCATCATTCGACCAAATAGTTCTCCATAATCACCAAATAGACTATTTACGAATCTTTGAAGTTTATCATTGTTGTAATTAAGGTAAATTACTTCATCCATTTTGAATGTCCTCTTAAATTCATACTCTTTAACGATTACATTAGAGAATGTATCTGGATACAATGCATATTCTTCACGTTGAAAGTCATCAGCAATCACTAGATCATCATTATCAGTCTTTATAATTAAGACTTCATTGTCGTAAACTAATCTATAAATGACTTTCTGCCAAAAATCAGTTGCGCTTGAATCTGTATTTGGTCTAACGTTCAATTTGTAAAACAGGGTATTCTTTACATTCTTGTTGCCATCTTTAACCCAAAATTCTGATTGACTAAAAGTTCTAGCTAAAAAGTTGATATTTGTATCAATCGCTATTCTTTTTAAATATGAACGACTTGCAGGATCACCTAATAAATCGAGGTCTAACATATCTCTGATTTCCATGTTCCTTTTAAAAACATCTGCGAATATACTTATTTTTCTCACCTCCTATCTAAAAGAATGCTTCAAGTAAATCAAACGTTTCTGTATAATCAATATCTTGAATTTCATCAGCCCTATAAATAGCATGTAACATTGCATGGAATCCATCTGTCTTTCTTGTAAATTCATCTTTCTTGATGTATTCTCGCTTACCAGTTGCAGCATTAACTTTAACTGCAACGTTGTTTATGTACCATCGCATAAGAGGGTTATCACCTAGTATTAATAATTCATTCGCAAATATCGTTTCAATTCTAGGATGTAATAAGTCGTGTATTGCTCTTGGATTTCTAATAATTTCAATTTCAATACCTGCATCTTGAAAATATGGCCTTAATAGATCTGCACGATAGTTATCCATGATTACTTTCTCTAATCCATATTCTTCTCTTTGTTTAATAAACCAATTAACAATGATTTGTGGGTGTATTGATGGTTCATCAACAATAGTAAGATAACCTTGTTCATGCCATTCTCTAATTGGTGCTTTGATTGCTGATTTCTTCAAGAATGCCTCTCTTACAAATGAGTGACTTTTCCATACATATTCCTCACCAATTCTAAATAGTAAGCCGACTGCTGCAAAGTCTTTTACTGTTGCATAATCGACACCACCAATACACATTCGATTTGTTAAATCAGGCATATCTCTTTGTGTCTTCATGATTTCTTCCCACGTGGCTAACACTTTTGATTCATCAACTTCAGGAAAATTCATTCGCTTTGTCATAAACTCTGAACGTCCACTAGGATTGTATTTTAACTTCTTATACTCTCCATGTACTTCTTTGTAAAGGACATGTGCATACTTGCAAAGAGGTGGATGGAACATCGGATTTGCTTTCTGATAATTAATTGAATCATTAACTTCATCAGCTTTATCCAACTTACATATAAAGGGGAAAAGTCTATCTTCTAATTCTTTTCCTAACAGGATAGCAGTCGCTCTATTATCTAAAGCATCCATAAACCCTTCTCTTATATGTCCTTTAGTTCCTAAATAGAATGTTCTTGGATGAGGTACTTTACCTAACCCACCACGTTTTACATCAACAATCTTTGAATCTTCATAAATATGAATTTCATCAAAAATAACACATCCCTCACGACCACCATCTTTGGTTTTCGCATTTGATGTGTTAAATCTCAATTTAGATCTGGTATCTAAACTTAATATTTCAGTTTTACTTACTTTGAATGGCTCAAATGGTGTTTCAGCAGTAACAAATAATTTATTATCAACTAGCATGTCATAAACTTCATTGAAAGAAGTCTTTGCCTGGTCTTCAGAGTTGGCCACGATTGATATATCGTATCTATCAATGCCATGATATGACGTTTGCATAAAATTACTTATACCTGAAATTAAACCATTCTTACCGCCACCCCTACCGAGTGTTATGTAAAACTCATTAAAATATGGACTTACTAACTTTGAACCATCATCCATGGTTTCCTCTTCATAAAGAAAAATGAATGCTATTAAGAATTTCTGAAAAGGTTGTAACTCAAAATAGTATTTATCAATATATGTGATACACTTTTCTATCTTATCTTCATCAAAGAATAATTCATCCATCTGTAAGATATGATTTTCTAAAAACTCAACTAGCTTTATTCTTTCATCATTGAAAAGAATCTTTCCTTTTTTATATTGATCAATATAAAAATCAACATGCTTGTTATGAATCATAACAACTCACGTCTTTCAAGAATCACTGTTGGACTTTCATCAAATCCAAACGATTTTTCTATATTTAATAATGATGCATTGATTTTATTCTTTTCTGAAATAGCTGGATGAACTTTAGTAAATTTTTGCGCACCATTTTCAGTTGTAACTGTTACACCATCTTTTTTGATAGCTTTATCTAACTGATAATAAATATCTAACAAGTTGATATAACGTTCAATTTTTTCTTGATTAACTGGAGTTGCCTTGACATTTTCTTTTAAAAACTTGGTAATTTTTGCCTTGTTCAATTATGGACACCCCCCCTAACGTGCGAAAACTCGGAAATTTCCTCGGAATCGAGCCCCACACCGTTCCCACGGACGCTTCAGGACCTCAAAACTTTTTGATGGGGGGGATATTATTCCGTTTCAATCTTCTACCATTTTTCGTCGTTCCATTTTTTATTTTTCTTTTGATATCTGTCATGTTTTTTGTTGTGGCATTTTATGCATAATGTAACTAAATTACTATCAACTAATGCAAGTTCTGGTCTTTCCTGTAGTTCTTCGATATGGTCAACATCTAAATATTTATGCTTCGTTCCTTGTCCGAATCTATTTAGATCAATTGATACCTTACCTTCTTTCTTGCACTCTTGACATTCATAGCAATCTCTCTTTAGTATTTCATCTCGCTTACGTCTCCAGGTTCTACTCTTATAAAAATTAATGCGTTCTTTTGTTGTGTCGTACATCACTCACCTCTAAACAAAAAAGACACCACTAAATATAGTGATGTCTCTTATAGTTGTTGCCAACTTATCCAATAAGGATATTATAAATGATTTTCTTATTAAGAATAAACTACGTTCCTAATGTTCCTACCGTTCCTAATGTTCCTACCGTTCCTAATGTTCCTGACTACTTATGTTGATATGCTTTAATCTGTTGTTCAATGTACACACCAACTATATCCTTTATCCTTTTATCTAATGTATCATTACCTATCTTCATTAATTCCTTAACTTTACGCTTTGTATGTCCTTGCTTAAGTAGTTGTAGTATGTGATAGTTCTTTTCATTCACTACACATTCTTCATACTCATCTATGAATGCAACCTCATCAATAAGCTTTAGCAATCTTCTATTCTGCTTATCGTTCCTTAATACTCTTACTAATACCTTATCACCTGTTTCACCTTGTGCTTGTGGCATTGTTGATTCAATACCATATTGGCTTACACTTGTACTATCATAATCACCTGCATATATATTCTCATCTATCAAATTCTTTTTCCATGCATAGCTAATAATAATATGTTTGATTTCGTTTGGTGTATACATTACGTTTTTGTTTAATGACATTAATAAGATACCTCACTTATGTATAAATTAATATGAAGAGGTTAATGGTTAGCCGCTTCAATCACTATTATTTATTGCATTCTATTTCTATTTCCTTCTTACTCTTATATATTCTTAGATTACGCATCTAAAATGGGTAATTCAAATTCTCCAATTTTTAATGATGCTACACTGTAGTAATAACCACCATTACCACCGTTAGCTTCTACCATGTTTTGTGCAATTACATTCTGATTATGGAATAAAGTCAATACTGCTTCACTTTCTCTCGTATCACCATACTCATCCCACTCACTATCTTTTTCTACTTTATAATCAACATCTGTAATAACTGCATCTAATTCAACGTTTTTGAATGTCCCACCTGCATAAGCGCAACAATCTTGTTCAGAACAATAAACTTCAACTTTTGTGCCATCCTCTAAAATGATATAATCATCTGTCCATTCAACGACTTTCTTAAATAACAATAATTCTTTTACTTTTTCAAAATCTTGTTTATCTATCATCCCTCATTCTCCTTTTCTAATAAGTGACTATGCTCATGAACGTTGCCGATGACTTCTAAAATATCAATGCGTTCAAATAAATCTTCAACGTAGTTTTCTTGCCATCTGATAACAAACTTCGCTTCATCAAATTCAACAATTCCATACTCTTCGTTTTCACTGTGCCATACAATATCGCCTTCCCATACTTCTACATAATCCTCATCAACGAGTCCAGTTGATTGCATTAATACGTAATCATCAATCACACTATTTTTATTACTACTTACACTTATCACGTCATCTTGAAAAACTATTATAGGTCTTTCGAGTATTTGCTTACTTCGGTTATCATAAACTCTAAATTTAATCATCCCTCATTCTCCTTTGTTTCATTTACAGGTTGATAAGGCATCACTTCATCGATTGTTATATAGTTTGGATGTTCGTCTTTATCCACTTCTTGAACATCTACTATTTCTTTATTGATTTTTACGTTGTCAGGGTGACTGTTCATTACCTGCATAGCTCTTTCTTTTGCATGTTCTATGTCTCGTGCTTCAACGATACAAAATGGATGAAAGAAGAACACCCCTTTTATAATCTCGAAAGTTACTTTATATATATTAGACACAATCCTCGCTCCTTTCGTGAGTTATCTATTAAACGAATCGTTCACTAGATGATTAAAATAACGCTTGTTCATAACTGTATTAATTTCTGTGTTCACTGCTTTTATAGGTCTATTAACCAATGGCATTACCATAGGTTGTAAGTAGCTTTGTCGAATGACATATTTAGTACCGTCAATCTCTTTTTCAATTCGTTCACCATTAAGAATTGCTTCAATTTGATTTTTATCAATTATGAGTTCGATCGTTTCCATTCTCATTTCCTCCTTTTTTTGCGACTGACATTGATGTCACTCACAAAATTCAACTATTCGATATTTCCGAATAGTTGCGATAAAAGTTTAATTTTATTGCTTCTTAAACATGTCATTATGCAATGTATGAACAAAATCTGATTCATTCTTGTATTTGTTTTCAATCTCTTGTACTACTTCAGAAAATTGGACATATTCCTCATATTCCTCATCAAATCCTTCTTCATACATTCTACATTTGACTGTATCAATATGTTCTTTTAAATCATTCCACATCTTTTCATAGTTCACAATCCTCTCTCCTTTCGATTAGTTTTCTTTCGGATAAAACTTAATCTCCATTTTATTTTCGTCTTTATCTACTACAACCAACTCAATATAATCATCATGTGTAACATATTTTTGAGTTTTTACATTATTCAACATTTGGTGCATTGCTAAATGTTGTTCTGGTGTCATTCTCATTTCCTCCTGTTTCGACTACAATCGAATGTGATTTTGCGACCGACATTGATGTCGGTACCAAAGTGTTTAGCACACGTTTCTAGTAGCTTTCTAGTAACTTCGGCTAAAGTGGAATTGTACTCCAGATTAGCCGAATGTTTAGGTTACTCTAGGTTATGCGTTAGGTTATTGTTTAGGTTATATGTACAAACCAACAATCAATAAAATTCCAATCGTAACCAAAGTAATGAAGTATGCTACGCCCACTTTTTTTCTTTGGTAAAATTCATCTTCTATCGATTCATAACGTTCATAAGCTGCTACAATATTTTTTAAATATCTGTTACGTTCTTCTTCGGTAATAATTCCTTCTTCTAAAAGTTTTTCATTGTTCCTTAAAGAATCTAATAAATCTACATACCTATGCGGATAATCTTTTGGAATCACTCGCCATCCTCCTCTAATTCCTTAATGCGAATCAACAAATCGTATGCAACTTCATGTGTATCAGCGTCACCAAATTTCCACAATCTATCTAGTAATGTCTTCAATTTCTCCCATCGCTTTTCTGCTCGATCAGCACGTTGTTTAGATAATTCTGTTCGTTCACAAAACCCCGAATTTGAAATGTGTAACTCTTCAATAACAGTTGTTAATTCATCAATTCTATTGAGTAAAGATTTATTTCCTTCACTTTTTTCATTAAGTTGTTTTTGTAATTCATCAGCACGGTGTTTTTGTTGTTCGTACATACTTCTTATGTCCTCAATGATTTCATATGTGCCATGTTCTAAAAAATCACTATCTATACAATATCCGCCTCCATATTCGACAGATATACCACGTTCGTTAACACCACTTACAATACAAATGTCACCATCAGAATCTCTTACTTTTGCATCTTCTTTAATCACTATTAATCCTCCTCTGGTTTGAATACTCTGGATACTTGTTCCGTATCTCTTTTCATTCCCCATAACCTTGAGTTTCTTGATATATAATTTAATAAAATTTGAGATTCATCATATGTCATTGCAGGATAACGTTTTGCATAATAATCAATAATACTTTTAACGTCTGATATATTTTTAATTCTTACTCCATCAAGTTTTGCTAAACTTTTCTGAAATTCCATATTGAGTCCTCCTTAAAATTTAGGTGTATTTTTATTGTTAAGTATCTCCTGGATTTCTTCCTTGGTGAATACTACATTTCTTTGGTTATCTCTCTTAGCATATATACTTATTTCCTTAGCATATATTCTTATCCACTTAAGACATTCAATAATTAATCTATAAAATGCTTTTAATATATTCATTACAATTCCTCCAACCGCTTCAATACGTCATCAACAGTAACAAACCCAATAGGTTCATCTACTAACTCAAAGTGTTCATCTTTAAAGTAAGCAATCTTGCACATCTCCCAAAGTCCTTCTTTATATCCGTATGATCCAATATTCCTAACAACTGAATAACCAGCATCATCTTTTCTGAATAAATACTGACTATGATCCATACTCGATTCACGGATATGTTTGTAAAATGTTTTATGATTAGTGAATGCTTGATGATTACCAACTAATTTAATCTTGTTCATATTCTCAGAAACATCTCTAATTATTTTTGAAAAGAACTCAATACCTTTTGTCCTAAGATGTTCTATTAATCCAATTGTTTTATGTTCACTTGTTGTATATTTCTTTCTCTTCTTTCCTTGTTCAGCCCACTTAATTGCTCTATGTCGTCTTGTTCTCACTGATTATTCCCTCCATATATCCGCATTCATTGCAAACGGTTGTTTTACCTACTTGTATTCCTTCAGCAAAATATTTAGTTTCCTCTACATTTGAACTCTTGCATCTTTTGCAATGTCGTTGAAGCGGTTTATATTTACTGTATGACCATCTACCATTATTCATATAATCACTCCGTAATCACTTCAATAATAAGCTTCCATTTTTACTGTATTCCATTATTATCTTGTCTTCTTTATTGCAATTTTTGTTATATAGTTTTGCTATATGTTCAATAATTTTCTGGTGTTTACTCATTAGTAATAATTCATCAAGTAATACATTAGTTGAATTAACTAACAACTTATTATTTATGCCTAAATCATATAGTCGTTTTAAACTTAATATAATTTTGTCTGGTACTTTTTCTAATTTTATTCTTATGTAGACATCATCATAAAAGTTATATGCATCATCTTTTGACGTTATTTTAAAGATGCCTTTTGGTATACCTGTTGATGCAGACACTTTACCAGTTGTACCTATAATTCTTGCAGCAGTTGCAGGTGTCATATTTGTATATTGAATATACTTATCAAGTTCCTGATAATCTTCATTACCTTCTAATGAAAAGAAGTTTATATGATCTTTTAAATTCCATTTTGAAACAAACTGATTAGATTTCTGTAATGTGTCTTGTTTAATCTCATTACGGATAATAAACTCAATCGGTTTTTCACATTGTTTTAATGCTGTAAATCTATGTTGACCGTCTAATATCTCACCATTCGGTTTTACGATTATCGGTGGAAACTCATAGTCAGCTTCTATTTGCGTTACTAATTTTTCAACATGTGTTTTACTGATGTCCCTGTTGCTTTTAATAAATTTAAATAGATTATAATTTTTCGATTTATATACACTATATGCAACATCACAATTCAATAGATCCATTAATTTCCCTCCTACTAAAACAAACTAATTTGTATACCTGGTATATAATCAACTTTAGTTTCATAGAACTCTTCTAAGTCATTGATATTTTTAAATTCTTCTATATAAACCTCACCATTATGTACATCTAGTGCTATATATGAATCTCCTTCTACTGCAAAAAATATATTATCAGCATCATTTGTTTTCCAATTTAAAAACATGTAACGATTAAAGAGTTGTCTCCACTTTCTGTATTCTAAAAATCTAATCATCTATATCAATTTCCTCTAAGATAATACTTAACAATGGTATGTCCGAATAAATCTTATTAGTATGTATTTCATAAACTTGGCCATCATCAATCCATATATGATTGTTTGCAGCATCTAATACTGTTTTAACTAAGTTGTCTATGTCTGGTTTAGCAGTATGCGGCTGATTAATATATTCTGCTTTCTTTTTCTTCGACCAGGATTTTGCCATTGGTATTTCAAACAGTAAAGTTACTTTTAATGGTTTATCTGTCATTAACCTTGGCATCTGCTTTTGAATAAAGTGTTTATGCATTGTGTAATTGCTAGGCATGTATGTCTGAATAGATCTACCTATTCTTTTAAATCTAGGTCTTGGAGATGCCATCGGTTTATCTAAACCTTTGACATCTCCATACCTGATTTCAATGTTAGTGACTGACATAATGTATTACTGCTTTCATTTGTTTTCCATGATATAAATATCTGATATCAACCACTTGCGCTCTTTTCTTTTGTTCCAACTCATGAATAATGTTATTAATCTGTTTTTCAAAGTCTACTTGCAATTCGACAACTTTAATCTTCATGGTTATCACCGTCCTCAATCAATACACCAATCTGTTTAACACATCTATTTGCCATTTCGATATGCATTTCTAATTGTGCATACAGTACTTGACTGTCATCGCATTTTTCTGGAATGAAGTCTTCTGTTTGGATATCTACATCCGCTTCAATTACTTCTTGTTCATTACCTTCTACATGAAGCGGTTCATTTGCATCAGTATGTCCATATTCGCTTGTTTCTGTATTACTGGGTGTTTCTTGTTGTTCCATCATTACAAATTGACTGTCGTCATCTGGTGCGTTGTCATTGCTGTTCATTGGATCATCAAATGTTTTTCTTTCATACTCCGTTAATCTTTTAGGAATTTTAGTGATTTCATTTTCTTGATACCATTTGCCATGTAATTCGTGATACATGATATCGTTCACTTCTCTTTTATCTGCAATATATCCTTCAATAAATTCTCCATCTATGAATACTCTTACTTCGTCTCCAACATTAATCATTGTCATTATTGTTTCCCCCTAAGTTATTAATTCTGATTGTTATAAGCGATTGTTTTACTGTTTTACGGAATGTTTCCAGGTATGCCTTTGATTTAATTGTTGTCATGATATCTTTGTCCTTTATGGTAATACGGATCATCTTCAGGATATTCAATTGAATCTGGTAATGTTGCTGTAATCCAATATTTCAATAAATTCATACAAAGTTTATAAGATAGTATAGTTGCTATAACTTTTATAATTATTTTCATCGCCCTGTACTTCCGAATCCGCCTCTATCTGATTCATAATCAAAGGCTTGTACAACATTTACTTCAGGATAAACAACAGGTGCTACAACTAACTGTGCTATTCTGTCATGTTGTTGTATGAATATATCCTTATCAGTATCATTCTTAGTAATAATTCCGATTGCTTTGTGATATCCAAAATCTATTGTTCCAAGTCTTACTTCTAACTCACCTTTTAAAGATGTACTTGAACGTGGTCTTATTTGCGCCTCATAGCCTTCTTTTAATTCAATAGCTATATCTGTTGGTACAATGACAGTTTGTCTTGCTGGTATCAGCGTGCCCTCAGAAACATATAAATCTAATCCACTATCAAGTGAGTAAGGTTTTCTGTATGGTTTTTTAGCATTAGTAGATAATAATTTGATATTAATGGTGTTCATCGTTCATTTCCTCCTTGATTACTTGATACATAACTGACAAAATCATTACAGTAAATCCTATTACTATTGCTGAAACACAAAATACTGCTATCCATTGAATTATTTCTAACATCATTTAACCTCTAGGGTATACACTTCATGAGGTTCGACTTTCCAGAATTCTTTATAATGTGTTTCGTGATGATCTAACCAAAATTGTGCATCCGCTTCACAATTAAATGAAACCTGTATCTGCCTTTGAGGATCTAATACATTCCAATCAACATGTGATAATACTTTCTTTACATTGTTATCTAAGTGAGTCATCTATAATCCACCTTTCTCTTGAAAACATCGGGTCAATGTATTCCTTCTTAAAATATTCCTGTCTCATAAATCCAGCCATATCAAATGCAATCGCATTCCATGTACTGCCTCTAAAAGTTTTCTTCTTTCCATCTTTGAAATATGCACTCAAAGTATTTTCTACTCTACCTTCTGACTTATCTATCTCACATTTAGAAAATTGCTTAAATTGACTGATAATTGTTTTTGCATAACGTTCCATACTTCACCTCTATAAGTAATCGAATATTGTTTTTTGTTTTAATTCATCTGCAAAATATAATTTGTTTGCTTTCTTAAATTGTTCAAATGCTTTAGCATCCATTCCACACGTTTTAATTGCTGGGTTGTCGTTTACCTTAACGATTTGATACATTGACTCTTTCAGTGGTAGTACATTGCATTGTTGTACTCCTTCTCTATCAAATAAAAAACCTGTTTTACGTGTCATTTTCAATTCACTGGCCATATGCATTCATCCTTTGTAATTCATCTTTATAAAATAACTTGTTCATTCGTTTAAATCGTTTTGCTTCATGTTCAGTTACACCACAAGCCCAAATATTTTTATTATTTGATATCTTGATGATCTGATACATGTTTTCTCTTATCTTTACTAACTCACATCGTTTTATATCTTCTTTGTCATATAAAGCACCTGGTATTAAGTACATGGTTTAACCTCCAAATCAGAATGGTAAATCGTCATCGCTAATATCTATAGGACCAGTAGCATTTGCAAATGGATTTGTTGCTGGTGTAGATTGTTGCGCTTTTTTATTTTGTTGCTGGTAATCGTTTGGTGATGATTGTTGTGCTTGTGGATAATCATCATACTGACTACCATCATTTCTTGTTCCTTTTGGTTCTAGGAATTGAACTGAGTCACAAATCACTTCAGTAACGAATATTCTTCTACCTTCTTGATTGTCATAGCTACGTGACTGTAATCTGCCATCGACACCAGCAAGAGAACCTTTACTTAAAAAGTTATTGACGTTTTCAGCTTGTTTCTTGAATGTCACACAATTAATGAAATCTGCTTGTCTTTCACCCTGTGCATTAGTGAATGTTCTGTTGATTGCTAATGTGAATGTCGTTACTGATACACCAGATGGCGTTACTCTATATTCAGGATCCTTTGTTAATCTTCCGACTAATACAACTCTATTCAGCATTTGTTTCACCCCAATTAATTACTAAGTATTTATGATTAAACAGGTTGAGTTCTTCTATATAAACGTTCTCAGTGCTTAACTGATATACATCTCTTACAAGTTGAGAAAATTCATCTGGTTTCAACCTTAGTACTTTTTGTATGCAATTAATGGTTGAATGTAATTCATGATGATGTGCATTCAATGTTCCTGTTGTTGGTATACCAATTTTTGAATGGCCTTTATTAACCGCTTCAAGTATTGCTTTTTCTAGCTGTTTCATCGCACTAGGTAGATACTTTTCATAAATTTCTGTTTGCTTTGATTTGGTATACTCAATTAAGTTAAAACTTTTAAATTGATTGGACATTTGAAGTTCTCCTCACTGTTCGGTAATTTATAATTTCGACAATATTCTTTGGATATTTATTGCATAGCTTTTTAACCGCTTCATCTATACCTTTTGCGTATATCGTAAACACTCCGTCCTCCGTAATCATTACATCTCTATCACTGTATAAATTGAATGAGATATCATAGTAATTGCATTCAGCTTTGATTTCCTTGCTAAAAAGATATATCTTGCCATTTTTAGATTTGTGCTTTATTTCTTTTCCTGCATTAAGTGCATCTATTTCTTCCTCAGTTAAAATAAATCCGTCATAAAATTTCTCACGCATGTTGTTTGTCATCCTCCCACAAAGATGACAACTCTTCTTTTACTTGCTTTCTATATGCTTCAAGTTCTTCAGGTGTCATATCATCTTCTTTTTTATCATGTGTTTGTTTTTCGTTTTTTATCCATTCAGGTGTCATTTCTTTAGATTGATTATTGTTGTAACTATTTTTCTTTTGTTTAGCTTTTAATTCTGCTTGTTCTCTTGTCGTTACGTTTTCAGCTTCGCATCTTCTTAATACACCCTGGATATAACCATAATGTGTTTTATTATTAAGTAATGCTTGTTCCATCGCGTACATAACTAAATCAAAACCAAACTTCTCAAGATCTTCAGTGATGAAGTTAACGACTTTGATTGCCTGGTGCATATTTATTTTTTGCTCAAAGTAGTTATATAATTTTTTAAATTCTTCCGTTTCCGCCACCACCACCTTTGAAGTGTTATTTGTAGTGGTGTTATTCTTAACATTGTTAGTCTTAAGACTGTTATTCTTAATACTGTTATTCTTAGTCCCTACGTTTTGTTCCGATACGTTTTGTTTGCCTACGTTTTGTCCCGTTACGATTTGTTCCGATACGTTTTGACCCGATACGACTTCCTTATCGGTATTATTTGTTACAGTAACGTTTTGACCCGATACGGATTGATGATTTATTGTGTATACATTATTACTAAATCCGTTAGTAGTTCTGTGTCTTTTGATTGTTAAGTAGCCTGCATCTTCTAATTGTTTTCTATACTTCTTAAAACGTTTTTCGCTTATGTTTAACTGACCACATATAAGTTCTACACTTGGATATGCCGATTCCGATGATCCAGCATAAGAAGATAGATATGCATAAAGTCCTTTTGCTTCAATATCAATACTTGTGTCTGTCATTACGTTTTTGAAAACTAATCCATATCCAGTGATGTTGGATTTGATTGTATTTTTATTTTTAGTCATCTTGAACACTCCATAAATTCTCTCTATTTTCATTGCTTATATCATCAAATAATTCTTGTAACGTTTTATATCTGTTATCGTATATGTTCGTTACAAGCCCTGTACGAGCATTTCCAAAGTCTGATATACATACTTCCCAATCATCTTTATTCATCCAAATAAACGTAAAATATGGACCTTTAACCCTGTACCATTGAATGTTATAAGCATGGTTAGGTATAAAACCATGCTTTTTAATCAGGTGAACGTCATGTTTAGTTATATTCATCGGACCACCTCGATTTCATCCATTTCCATTTGTCTTACTAAGTAAAGAGTTGCATTTGATGGTGTCCAGGTATTAATGAAGTCCATTACATTATCAAAGTGCTTCTGTTTCAATTGAGTTCTTGTGCTGATGTTTGTAATACGATTAATTGAATTATTAAGTTCTTTATAAAGTTCTTTCTTAACTTTTCTGTTGTTTACTAAGTTATAATTCTTAATTGTTTCATGTACCTTTTGAGTTACTCTTTTACCAACCAGGTTATATTCACCAGGATCTAACTTTTGATTTTCTTTTAAATCAATTACTTCCGCTTCAATTTGATTTACTTTTTCGTTTGTCTGTTTGTTTGCATTGAATACTAGTTCTAGGACTTCCATTGGATCAGATGGCAATTGAATGTTATTTGCTTTGATAACTTGTTCCATTTCATTAAATCTATTGATGTATGCCATTTTAAAATCGTTATGACCTTGGATATTGAACATGTATAATGTGAATCCGTCTTTAGTTAAAAGGTATTCTTCTTGTGTTCTACCTCTACTATCTGTGTATTCTGATTTGAAAATTAATGCGCTCAAATCTGAGCCTATTGAAATTTGCTCTAAATCACGTTTTACATTTTTGTGTTCTCTCCCTAATTCTTCCGCTACCGTTCTACTCGATACTACTGGACCCAATTCTTTATCATTTTCAATTTTGATTAATTCGTTCATTTGTAATTCCTCCATATATTTTTATTTAAATTTCTATATGGAAGTGCTATAATTAAAGTAATAAGTTTGTTAATAGCACTCCATATTTCCACGTCTATCCGCTAAATAGATGTGGTTTTTTATTTGTTGTAGTATTTAATAAAGTATTTTTCTGTTTCATCATCGAAACCTGAATCAACATATAATTGCCTTTTATTGTTTTTGCATTTAATTTCTTCAACTTTAAATCTTCCTTTTTCATACCACTCAAATGTATCTACCTGGATTCTCTTTTCAGGTCGAATAGTCTTTATTACTTTTTCTAAAATCATTGAATCACCCCTTTACATGTTTGTTCTTCAACTCCTTTATAAAGTAAGTATGGAAAGCTTGTTAAAACTCCCCATCCAAATGCCATGAAATTAGTTGGTTCAAAAAAACTAGCAATAAAGAAGGTTAAAACTAAGATAATTATTGTTTTTAAATACTTTTTCATTTTGTAACCCTCCACAATTTCTTTTCACTCGTAATTTTTCCGAAGTTTTTGTCTAACCACTCTTTCATACGTTTAGCATGGATAATGTATGGTTGTCTTTTTGCCTCTGGATAATGAACAATTTCATTCTGTAATTCTCTTTTATATGGAGGATAGTTCAACATATCTTTTACAACAGTCTCTCCGCCAACTCTTTCGTTAGTGATTAAATCTTCTAAAGTCCACCATACTGGTTGTTTAAGTTGTTCGTTAATAATTGTTTGAAGTTGTTCCTGAATCAATTTGTTCAATACATCTTCATTGATTAAGTTCATGATGTACCTCCTTTACTGTTTCCAAATCGGCAACATCTTTTACAAAAAAAATACCCAATTCAGCATCCGATATATTTAAAATAGATACTGCTTTTGCCAAGTCGTCAACATTGATACGTATAACACCAGTTTCTTTCTTACTATATGTACTCGGAGCCATTTCCATTCTCCCAGCCATATCATGCAAAGAAATACCTCTAGCAATACGTTCGGCACGCAAACGATTAACATTAAATTTTACCATCCCTAAATCACCTTCTTTCTCTTAGGATAACTACAGTATATTTTATCGTTTCCATAATGTCAACAAAAACAACATAAGGTATTTATAAAATATTTTTATATATGTATTGTTTCCTTATTGGAAATGTGTAATAATATATACATAAATTATATGGAGGTAAAAAGTTATGAGAAACTCAGTTGAAATAGGACAAATCATCAAACAAAAAAGGATCGCTAAAAAATTAACTGTAACTGAATTTGCAAATCGTGTTGGTTTGAATAAGTCTACTATTTCACGTTATGAAAATGGTAGTCGTAAAATCCCTATGGAGGACATTACTAAATTCGCAAACGTCTTAGAAGTTTCACCACAAGAATTATTGTTAAATGAAAAACCAAAAGTTGAAACTGTTGCAGCACATATGGATGATGATCTAACTGAAGAAGAAGTATTAAAAGTTCAAGCTTATATTGCTGGATTAAAAGCTAACAGAAAATAATAGAGGGATTACCGTAAGGGGTGTGATAAATGGATTATGAAGAATTAGAAAAACTTGCTGGTGAAATCCCTATCATCTTTAAAAACGACATGCCAAAAGGCTTAAGTGGATGTTATAAAGATGGTGTTATTTTCTTAAGAGACGGATTACCACAAGAAAAGTATATTGAAATATTATCAGAAGAATTAGGACACCACTATACGTCAGTTGGAAATATAACAGACTATAGAAATATTAATAATGCTAAACAAGAGTTGAAAGCTCGACGTTATGGCATCGAAATGATTATTACTTTAGATGGAATTATTGAGTGTTGGAAACAACATATACGAACAGTCTTTGAAATGGCATTGCATTTCAATGTAACACCTGAATTTATTTATAATGCGATTGAACATTATAAAATGAAATATGGTTTATCAACGGAATATGGAGAATATTTAATAAGATTTGAACCATTGCACGTTTATAAATATAAAAAAATATAAAGGAGAATTGATATGAACTACAAATTTTTAGGCGGTACTTTATTAGCAACAACTTTATTATTAGGTGCGTGTGGTGATACTGATAGCGAAAAGTTAGGAACTTCCGATGGTAAAATCGAAAAAGAGGAAAAAGTTGAAACTAAGCAAGAAGAAAAAGAAACTACAGAAGTTAAAACTGAAGAAGAAGCATTAACTGATATAAAAGTTAAAGAAGTTAATATTAATAAAGATCTAGGTGATATCACATACACAATCCATAAAATCGGAAAAGCTAAAGTAGACTCAGATAGAGCAATAGAAAATGGTATTGATCTATTCGAAAATTATAATGAAGGTGAAAAGGCTAATATTATTTATGCCGAAATAACATTAGAAAATAAAACTGAAACACCTTATGAATTTTACATTGATCAAGCACAAATAATTACTGATTCTGGAGAACAATTAGATAGTGCTATGTCTTACTTAGATGGCCAAATAAACGCAGAAATGAAAGGTAAAGTTAAATCAAAGGGGACAATTTACTGGGAAATGAAAAATACTGATGTAAATGATGTAAAATCATTTAAATTAGTAGCACCTGCATTAAATGATGCTGATTTCAACGAAATTAAACCTGAAGAGCAAATAGAACTTGCTTTTTAATATAACTAAATAATAAGGGTGTGGTCTTACGTACCCTTATTTTTTATACAAAAAAATAGGAGGTTATTAAATGAATATAAAAAAATTACCAAATGGTAAATGGTCTTACGATTTTAGATACGACGGAAAGAGATACAGAAGTAATGCATGTGCGTCTAAACGTGAAGCTACCCAAAAAGCCAACGAGCTATATGATAAAGTATCTAAAGGTTATCGTCCTGATAGCGACATCACACTCCATGAATATTACAATAAATATCACGAGACATATACAAAAGAGAAAGTTATTGAAAAAACATATTCTAATTATGAAAGATTAGGAAAGATGCTTGAAGAAGAATTTGGACATAAAAACATGAAAGACATAACACGATCTGAATATCAAAGTTTTATTAACGATTTATCCAAACGATATGTTTTAGATGGTGTGTCGAGATTTAATAATTATACAAGACGAGTTGTATTAGAAGCATTGAACGAAGGGATAATTCATAGAGACTTTACTCATAATGTTATTATATTTTCTAAAGTTGAAAGTAAAGAGGAACATCATAAATATTATGACCTGGAAGAGTTAAAAGAAGTTAAACGATATTATTTAGATAGAACGCAATATTACAAGCCATCAACATATTTGATTTTATTAATGATCTCAACTGGAGGAAGATTCTCGGATTGTATTAACCTTAAAAGAGAACATATCAATGAGATTACTGGTACCATTTATTTGGATGGAACTAAAAACAAAGCTGCTAAAAGGACAGTTGATGTTGATAGAGATATCATAAAATTACTTCTAGATTATATTGATCATACACCTACTCATATTTCAGGGTATATATTCACACATGCAGGCAAACGTATCTCTAATAAATCTATCAATGAATCAATCGCTAAATGCAATAAATCTCTTGATATAAAAAAACATACTACTTCACATGCTTTCAGACACTCGCATGTATCGTTCTTACTTTATAAGGGTGTTTCTATCTATTACATCTCTAAACGCTTAGGACACTCATCTATAGACATTACAATACAAAAGTATAGTCATTTAATAAAAGAAGCTTATAAAGAAGATGCTGAAAGTACTGTAAAACATATTCAAAGTTTATAAATGTATTTGTGACCACTTTTTGTGTCCATATGGACAACAATTTTCTTTATTGTGTCCACTCATGTGACCATTAATATAATTTTATATAACTTTAAATAATTTTAAATACCACAAAATCAACTTCATAAGCTTAAATAAGGTTAAATAACCTTTAATCAGTACCACCGGTCGGGGTCGAACCGACACTCCGTGAGGAACCGGATTTTGAGTCCGGCGCGTCTGCCAATTCCGCCACGGTGGCTTAGTAAAATTTATTATTTAATAAGTATAATACTTAAAAAAATTATGGTCAAGAATTTCATCCTATTTTCAATCTCTGTTCACAAATAGCAAATGAACTGTTATAATGAACGTGTAATAAAGTCTCGTCAACTTTATTATCACCAAATTTCATTTTCGTTTAATTACTTTTAACTACAGAATCCTTTCTGTAGTTCTTTTTTGTCTCTATTTATCACATAAATTCTACGAAAAAAATAAGCATGCATCATGCAGCTTAATAAAAAATGGAGCGGAAGGTAGGACTTACACCTACATCTCGAACCAGGAAGGTCCGTATTCTAAGAGTTGAAATACTCCCGCATATATAAAAATAATGGAGGCGCCAACCGGATTTGAACCGGTGATAAAGGTTTTGCAGACCTCTGCCTTACCACTTGGCTATGGCGCCTAAAGCTGGGCTAGCTGGATTCGAACCAACGAGTGACGGAGTCAAAGTCCGTTGCCTTACCGCTTGGCTATAGCCCATTATTAAAAAAATTAAGGGCGACTGATGGGAATCGAACCCACGAGTGTCGGAACCACAATCCGATGCGTTAACCACTTCGCCACAATCGCCATGGCAGGGGCAGTAGGAATCGAACCCACATCAAAGGTTTTGGAGACCTCTATTCTACCGTTAAACTATGCCCCTAAAAATAAACAAATAAAAAATGGTGGAGGGGGGCAGATTCGAACTGCCGAACCCGAAGGAGCGGATTTACAGTCCGCCGCGTTTAGCCACTTCGCTACCCCTCCAAGATGGTGCCGGAAAAAGGACTTGAACCCTCAACCTACTGATTACAAGTCAGTTGCTCTACCAGTTGAGCTATTCCGGCAGAATAATAAAAAAGATGGCTCAGGACGGAATCGAACCGCCGACACATGGATTTTCAATCCATTGCTCTACCGACTGAGCTACTGA